TACCTTTATATTTACTAAAAAATTTTTGTGGAAAAATTCGAGCCCTAGGTAGACGGGCACTGGGGGGACCCTATCGTTTATGGTAAAAAATGGTACGGGGAGGGGTTTGTCGAAGAATGTAAAAAAGAGGAAGCTTGTCGCCTCCTCTCTTGTCTTAGTAGAAATCCTTTTGACTGATTCCGTTGTACTCCCAAGCATTCATGCCATCGTATTCCATTTGAGCTTCATAATCCTCTCTAGCCGCTTCTAGTTCGTTTTGTACATCCTGTAAGCGTTCTGCTATACGCTCCGCTCTCTCTGGTGTACTAGCATGGTCTAGCTTCTCCTCTAGTCTTTCAACCTTTGCTTCTAATGCCTCTACTTGATATGCTAATTCGTTTTTCATGTGAACATCTCCCTTATTCGTATTATTTGTATTGCCTTGCTATATACATATTATCTCATGTTGTTGATTTAAAGTCAACACTTATTTAAAACTTTTTCTATAAAAGAGAGGAATAAATCCTCCCTCTATTATTCCCAGCGGAAGTATCCTCCGGCTGTAGCCTCTGCATTACCTATAATGTACTTTGCCTGTGTGAGCTCTGCATATGCATCACCTGTGAAGTATCCCGTCTCTAGAGCGCTGTTAACGGCTCTTAGAACGTCTACCTTCTTATCCCACCAGAGTCGATGCTGCGTAGCGTCTTGGACTCCCTTGGCAGCCTCCTTTAGTTGCTTAGCTGCTTCAAGTAATTCAGTTGTCGTTTTGAACAAATCCATCAAATCCTTTCATTTGGTATAATTTTATTATAGCAGACGGTTGATTTAAAGTCAACCGCCTTTTATTATTTATTTGTAGAATATTCTTCTATCAATTAAGTATACTGTATCCGCTTCATATAGCGGCTCCAGCGTTTCCTTATCTACAAAGCTGTCAACCTTGTAAGGATTGTAGTAAGCCTCTCTAAAGCCTTCTACCGTGCTGTATTCTGGTACACCTTGGAAGACTCCGTTTACATAAGCGTGAACGTTCTTTCTTTGTTCCTCGAGGACTCTCTGTCTGCCTGCCTCACTCACTTGGAAGTGTACGTTTACAAGCTTTACTCTTCTAGTGTGAAGGACCACCAAGCCATCCTGCTTTACACTGAATAACCCTTTATGCAGATTGTAGTAAACCTTGCTTTGCTGTGTGCGGACCGAGCGGTTTTTGTAGCCTATCATTTTATCATTCCCTTTCCTTTGGTATATCTTAATTATAGCAGGTGGTTGATTAAAAGTCAACCACCTTTTAAAACTTTTTACAGATATTCAGCTGGTGTATAAATGCCTTTGCTTATTTGCTTGTATTCTTCCTTGGTGATAGTTTGGCACTCTTTCACATAACCTCTATCCGCTTCGCTATGTTGACCAATTGGAGCATATACAGTTAAACGATTATGTCCTTCGTCAATAGCTACGAAAATATCAGCCGGTCCAGCCTCCTCTATAGTTGTATCATTACATACATAGTAACCTAACACTTCATATCCTGTCATTCTCAACATCTCCCTTTAATATGTTATTTTCTAACTATCTTAATTATAGCATGCAGTTGATTTAAAGTCAACACTATTACAAAACTTTTTTAAAGAATTTACTGAACATGTTGTCAATCTTAGCGAACATGCTTGCATTCTTCTTTTGGTATTTGTCAAGCTTAGCGGAATTTTTCTCCAGAGCCTTAAGGATATCAACAGCAGACGTATTATTTTGTACTCTCATTTCTATCATCTCCTTTTAGTTATGTAACATATAATAGAAACCAATTGCTTTACATCCTATCACTACCAGCGCTAACCCTACCATAGTAGCTATGAATGTTGCTAGAATCTGAGTTTCTGTTAAGCCAAGCTTATTTGCTAGCCAAGNCATTTAATCAAATCCTTTCTTCTAACTATATTTAGTATAACATAGCGGTTGATTAAAAGTCAACCGCTATTATAAAATTTATTCTTCGTCTTCCTCTTCTAGCTCTTCAACCATTTCGTCAATCATTTCTTTGACTGATTCAATAATTTCGTCAATGAAATCAAACATGTTGTTATGGTCGAAGTCGTCCGCCTCATCTTCCAAGCGGCTTTCAATATCATCAATGTCTAGCTCATCTAAAACATCTTCGTCCATTTGATCTAAATATTCATTGACTTGCTCAACCATGTAATTATAGACCATGATATCTAGGTTAGTGTGAAGCGCTTGGCTGTAGTACTGATAGTATCCAGCTGTAAAGATTTTAATTAAATCAACATTACCACTTTGTACTGGTGCTAAGCCTTCGCTGATTGCGTCCTCAATGTATTCTGAGATATCATAGGCATTTTTCCAGATGTCATGATTTGAGATAGGCACCGCACCATCAGCCGCTTCACTAATTGCGTCACAGATATATGTGCTTGAACCTTGGTAATCTGAAATGAAATCTTCCAAAACCGCTTGCTCATCGTTTAATTCACCTAATAAATTTAGCTCTTTAGTTTCTAACATAATAATCAATCTCCTTTTAATTTAAGTATTTTTTTTTGTTATCTTCTAACTATCTTTATTATATCAGGTGGTTGATTGAAAGTCAACCACCTTTTAAAACTTTTTATTCGTAGTGTGGACGTTCTCTAGTTTCACTCTCTTTAGGCTTTTCTTCTATTAAGACATGTAATTCAGCTCCACCTAAAACGCTTGAAATATCACCATGAACGATATGAGAGTGTTCTTCCTCTAAAGACTCTTTCATAAGCTCAGCCGCTTTATTTTTAACAGGGAAGACTTCTATACATTCATAGTTGTCATACCACCAGCCGCCTTCTTCATGTCCTCCAAATTCTCTAGTGACACGGTAAGCATTAACATATACAATTTGATTATCAGGAACTCCAGTCCATCCAGTGCTATTACAAGGGTCACACTTTACACTATCAGATAAAAAAGCATCTCCATCACATACATTACAAACTACGTTTAACATTAACAACATCTCCTTATTTATTAAGTATTTTCTAACTATCTTAAGTATAGCATGTGGTTGATTTAAAGTCAACATTATTTTAAAACTTTTTTAACTTTCTAGAGGACACTTTGCACAGTTACGATTCTCATTGATATCTGTGCAATAAGTACAAGGTAAAATTAATACTTGACAAGATGGACATTTCTGTGCTTTCATTACACTATCCAGCTCAACCTCTACCGTACAATGTGGACACCATTCAGGAGTTTTCAAGATTCCATCAGCTCCTCATAATATTCTAGCTCGTAACCCATTGCGTCCGCTCCAATCGTAGTAAGAGCAAATACATTATATTCGTTGTTTACATCCATGAAGTATACAAAGCCTTTCTTTTGAAGACTGCTAAGAATGCCTTTCACTTGACGGACCGTGTAGCCTGTTGCCTCTGCAATATCAGCGGTCCTTACATCTGAGAATCCATCACAGTACATATCCATAGTATCCTTAATTACATCCATTGCTTTACGTTCCATTTCTGTTACATTAACTTTTACTGTCACTGTTAACATCTCCTATCCATTTGGTATATCTTAATTATAGCAGGTGGTTGATTAAAAGTCAACCAACTTTTAAAACTTTTTTTAGAAAGTATAGTTTATTTCTTGAGTGACCGTTACCCAAAACATATACATTGCATAGTACCCGTCTGGATTGTCTGGTGTAATATCCATGTAGTCTCCAATTTCATCTTCCGGCTGAGCATAATCGAAGCGGTTGTTTTCACATTCATTCTCAATATGCTTCAAGAAACTTTTTACACTAACATCGAAGCGGTTTGCTGTCCAATCCGCTAACTTTTCAAGTAAATCCTTTTTATCAGTGAATGAGAATGAGAACTCATCTACAGCGACCACATTAATACCACCGTGACAACCTTTCTCATAGTTATCCATCTCAGCCGATTTTTCAAATGTAACCTTTGCAATTAAGTTTGTCATTATAAAACATCTCCCTTTAAGTTATTAAGTATTTTCTAACTATCTTAAGTATAGCAGGTGGTTGATTAAAAGTCAACCACCTTTTAAAACTTTTTTTAGCAGGTAACCTCTTCAAATGAACCAACTGAAGGACGGTAGCGGAAACCTCTATTAACTCCAAAGTAAGAGCATAGACCGTTTAAAGCGTCTCTATCTGAATTGCTTTCACCGTAATAATTTGTTAGTTGCCATTCACCCTCCACACATTCAAAACGAGCGATAAGCGTATCATAATGCTTGACAACATACACCGGGTATGATTCAATATAGTACTCAACCTCCCATTGATTAATCATAGGCGTTGAGCGGATATACTCATTTCTTTCAAGTGGTGACATGCCCCAAGAACTGCTATCCATTACAGCGCCTTCTCTTACACGTTTAACCGCTGTTCCTTTACGTTCTGCACGTTCGATAAGATTTAATAATGTTTGTGATAATGCCATTTAAAACATCTCCCTTTAATTTAATTTGTTTTATTAACTATCTTAAGTATAGCATGCTGTTGATTTAAAGTCAACCACTTTTTAAAACTTTTTTTATTTATCCAAGAAACCTTTTAAGATCAAATCCATTAAAAATGCCTTTGCCGCTTGTTCATTAGTAAACTGAATGATATGATTATTAATGTACAAGTACTCTCCACGGACCTCTATTTTATTTTCCATGTTCATCAAATCCTTTCTTTTAGCTTATCTTAAGTATAGCATGCGGTTGATTTAAAGTCAACCACTTTTTAAAACTTTTTTATTACCATGTTTTCCCTTGTGTTTCGATGTGCTCTATGATAGTATAATCGCTATCCACTTCGTACGACTTAAAACCTATCCAAGTATTCCGGGGAATTGGTGCAAGCGTTCTTTGTAGGTAGTATGGAACGCCTCCTTTAGATAAGATACCATAAATCCATTCATTACTTTCAATGAGTTTAGCGGTCCTACCGTCTGCATAAAACACTTCTAGCATTATTAACTTTTCCAAGTACAACAGCTCCTTATTTGGTATATCTTAAGTATATCAGGTGGTTGATTAAAAGTCAACCACCTTTTAAAACTTTTTTTT